GGAATTTCTATGAATAACGCTGGGTTAGGCACTTTTTCAACAGACGCCACAATAACTGATTACACCATCAACAGAACCATTGGTTTGGACGGCCAAGACTTTGTCACAAACAATCAAGCCACAAATCTTGTGGGTTTCAAATTGGATTTCGATATTGATGTAGATGCAGATCATCAAATCACACCATTGTGTAATGTAGACTTTGAAGCAATATTTGACAACAACACTGACGCACAACAATCAGCATCTGCTAACAACACTGTAGGATTTCCAGATCCAGGTCTGTATGTGGATGATACCTATGTGGATGATACCTATGTGGATGCAGGTTTTGATGCAGAAATGAAACAACAATACAACACAAGAAGTATATCTTCACTGCTGACTGGTTTTAAATTGGCAGGTGGGTTGGATGTGGATTCAGATCACCAAACAGATTTTAACGGCGGCAGAAAGTTTTTAATAGATGAAACTTTGCAATCTCAAAATGAAATTAATTTAAACACCAAAGTTACACAAAATGCCACTGCATCTTTAGACACTGATTCGCAAAGCAGTTTGTTGAGCGGACTAGCACTGTTTGGATTGTTAAATGCTCTATCTGAAAACAACATTTTTGTGGAGGCTATCAACAGCATTGTGCCAGAGGCAAATTTATTAGCAGATGCACAATTCTCACCTACACCAGGATTTTTATTTGGTTCAGGCAATGTCACATACAATTCAGATGCAGACTTTACACTGGATCAAACTGCAAACACCACAGCAGGATTATTGTTTGATGGTTCTGCTGATTTAGACACCGATTCATTGTTGGATCCTTTGATTGGATTGCAAATTAAAGCAGGCAATCAAACTTTCACTTCACAACACGATATCAATGTTATAGCAGGTTTCCTTAAAACATTTGCTTCAACACTGTCCTCAGATGATGAAACATCTTTAATAGGAACAATATTGTTAGAGGCTTCTCAGGCATTTTTACAATCGCAACATCAAATTGATATCACCACAGGAAGAATATTATTCACAGAATTTAATAACAACACCGACTTTCAAATCAGCATCGTGGGTAGAAGAATTGAAGCGGCAGACCCATACAGAGCAATTGAAGTTGGTTCTGAAACAAGAATAGACATTGTGGTGCAAGAAACTAAAATTAAACAAGTTTCTGTTGAAACAAGAGTAAATACAATTCAACATGAAAGTAAATTGTTGATCGTGCCTAGCGAAACTAGAAACCTAGAAGTTTTACCTGACAGCACGATTAAATATAGACCAGGTAAAATCATAGCGGAGAGAATCTAATGCCAAATTTAACAGGATATAAAAAAGACAACACAGGCACTTACATCACAAAAGATCCTTCAGCAGTTTTGGATTACACATTGGATTGGTCAGAATGGTTACCTAGTGGAGATGAAATATCTTCAAGCACAGTGACTATACAATCAATTGCAGGTGATTCTGCACCATTAACACTGGATTCAGACACTAGCACAACCAACACAACCACAGCAATTATATCAGGCGGCACAGCAGGCAACAAATACAATGTAGAATACACCATTGTTACAACAGATTCAAAAACTGACAGTAGAAATTTTAGAATATTTGTGCAGGAGAGACAGGTATAATGAACAGATCAAAAAAAATATTAGATAAAGATGTTATCTACAAGATGGCATGTATACAGTGCACCTCAGAAGAAATTGCGGAAGTGGTGGGCTGTTCACCTGCTCATTTAAACAAACACTTTAAAAACTTAATGATCAAAGGTAGAGAGAACGGAAAGAAATCTTTGCGTAGAGCAATGTGGGACAAAGCACTGCAAGGCGACACAAGAGCACAAATTTTCTTATCAAAACAAACACTTGGATTTAAAGATAATCCAGAAGATCACACCAATAACACTCCGTTGCCCTGGGAAGATTAATAAATTAAAATATGCCTTTAAGCATACCACAAAAGACAGTTGCCGAAAATTCCGCACGATTTCGCATTCTAGTATCCGGGCGTAGATTTGGAAAAACGCACCTATGTTTACGAGAGTTGGCAAAACACGCCACTCAACCCAACAGCAATGTTCTTTATCTGGCACCTTCCTACAGAATGGCAAAATTTTTGGCGTGGGAACCCTTAAAGATTAAGATGAAAAAATTAAGATGGGTTGAACAAAGCAATGAAGCAGAATTAACATTAAGATTAAAAAATCAATCCAAAATATTTCTAAAAGGTGCTGAGTCAAAGGATAGCCTCCGTGGGGGGAAATACCAGTTTATTATTCTTGATGAATTTCAAGACATGGATCCTGGAGTGTGGGATGTCTTAAGACCCACATTGTCAGACACCAAAGGGAAAGCATTGTTCACAGGAACACCAAAAGGAGTAGGCAGTTGGAGTTGGCAAATGTTTACTATGGCAGAAGCCACTGAAGATTGGTCAGCACACACATACACCACAGCACAAGGTGGTTGGGTAGATGAACAAGAAATTGAACAAGCAAAAAGAGATCTTGATGAAAAAACATACAAGCAAGAATATGAAGCAACCTGGAACACATACTCGGGTGTTGTTTTTCATGCGTTTGACAGAAAAGTTAATGTTAAATCTTGTGATCACTTAAACACCACAGAAATATATTGTGGACAAGATTTCAATGTGGACAACATGGCCACAGCAATATTCGTAATTGAGAAAGGTGTAATGTATTGTGTGGATGAAATATTAATGAGAGGATCCAGCACAGATGATGTGGTTACAGAACTTAAAAAACGATATCCTAATTCACATATCAATATGTTTCCAGATCCTAGCGGAAGGAATCGTAAAACCAGCGCCGCAGGAAGAACAGATATTTCTATTTTACAAAATGGAGGGTTTAAAGTTTATGCCAAACCATCACATTCACCAGTTAGAGACGGAGTTAATTCGGTAAATAGTAAGTTAAAGAACAGTCAAGGAGTATCTACAATGTTCATAGATCCAAAATGTAAAAATGTTATAAAAAGTCTTGAAGGATTAGTGTATAAAACAGACACTTCAGTGATTGACAAGAACATGGGATTTGATCATTTTGCTGATGCTGTTCGTTACATTACAGATTATCTATATCCAATCACAACTAAATTTGAAAAAACACCTATGACTAGATGGGGTTTCAAAGCACAACCAGGATCAATGCATGCCCGTTATTAGAGACAGAATCGTAAAAGGTGATGAAACAAACATATTAGATTATGTGTTGGAATCACATTCAGTTTATCAATATTACATCAACAGATGGGCGTTTTTAAATGATGCCTACACAGGCGGTTTAGACTGGTATGCTGGAAAGAATTTAGAACCATACTACAAAGAATCTAGAGAAGATTATGAGATGCGTTTAAGAATGACGGGTCTTGATAATCATGTGAGAACAGTCACAGGAATCTACAACAGTTTTTTATACAGAAGACCTATTCATAGACAGTTGGGTGAAATTGAAAATGATTCAGGATTTGAGTCATTTATGAGAGATGCTGATCTTGATGGTCAAAGTTTTGATTCTTGGATCAAAGGAGTGTCTACAAAAGCAATGGTGTATGGTCAAGTTTGGATTTTGTTGGACAAAAGCGATGCAGAGGTTGCCACAAAAGCAGACGAATTAAATTTAGGCATCAGACCTTATGTGTCGATGTTTACACCAGAAAATGTGTTGGACTTTGAATGGGAAAGACAAGCCAACGGTGCGTATGAATTAACATACTTAAAAATTAAAGAAGAAGTTGTAAACAAAACACAATACATTAGAGAATACACCAAAGACTCAATCAGTGTGTATAGAGTAGATGCTCAAGAAAAAACAGCAAAACTGCACAAAGAATATCCAAACACTGTGGGCAAGATTCCTGCTGTGTGCGTGTATGCTTCTAGATCCAACACAAGAGGTTTGGGTCACAGTTTAATTTCAGACATAGCAGATTTACAAAAAAACATATTTGAAGAATACAATGAATGCATTCAATTGATTAGAATATCCAATCATCCCAGTCTTGTGCTTCAAGAAGGTGTTGAAGCATCGGCGGGTGCTGGTTCAATTGTGAAACTACCAAGCAATCAAGATCCAAATTTACGCCCATACCTTTTACAACCAAATGGCGGAAACATTCAAGCAATTTTAGATTCAATCGAAAAGAAAATTGAAGCAATTGATAGAATGGCTTGTCTAGGGGGCATCCGGAGTTTAGAATCTCGTAGGCTCTCTGGAATTGCACTCACAGTTGAGTTTAATTTGTTGTCAGCAAAACTTTCAGACATTGCTTCGCAGATGGAACATGCAGAAGAACAGATATGGAAACTGTATGCTGAATTTCAAGGTATTGAATACACAGGCGAAATTGAATACACAAGAAACTTTTCAATTCAAGACAAAGCAAATGATATTGCAATGTTAAAAATGGCAAAAGATGCCAAAATAGAAGATGCCAATATCAGAAGAAAGATTGATGAAAAAATTTATGAAACAGTCACAGATGAATTGATGGAAGAATCTGAATTAAACAACACACCAAACACTTTAGACACTAATGAAATGACACACCCTTCTGTAACAAATCAAACACAATTGGTTGAACATTTAAAAGAAATGATTAGTCAAAATTACACCACAGAGCAAATACTTCAATTGCATCCAGAACTGGCACAACTGTTCAATAATACTCCGCCAGCAGAATAATATTTTTCGTCAAATTCAGCAATTTTGAATAGCGAATAGTGTAACTATAACAGTATAACAAACAGAGAAGATTATGGGAAAATATGTGCCAGACAGAGAATTTATTGAAGGTTTAGAAAAACAACTGAGAGATTTAATTGATGACTACAATTACCATATTCATATGTTTGAACAAAAAAATATAAAGAAAAATGGATTAGAAGCCAGAAAATTGTTAAGACAAATTAGAGCAATCATTCCAAAAAGAGTAAATCAAATCCTAGCAAGGTCTAGAAAAATTAATCACCACCAACACGAAGACGGGTGTTTAAACTAAATGAAAAAAATTAAAAATTATTATTTTCCTGATTGGGACACACACTTTGAAAAGTATTTCGCCAAATATGATGAATATCAATGGAAGCAACGCACAGGCGCACTTACATTTGTTAAACAATTTAATCATGCTGTGGACATTGGCGGCAATGTGGGCACTTGGGCAAGAGACCTGTGTGCTAAATTTAAACAGGTCACAGCATTTGAACCTGTGCCAGACAATGTGAAATGTTTTAAAAAAAATTTAAAAAATGAAACAAATTATGTGTTGCACGAGTATGCCTTAAGCAATGACACAGGCAAAAGCAAACTGTATATTGATTCACGCAGTTGTGGCAATGTGGGACTGTCAGAAGAAGGTGTAATAGGAGGCCCCACTGTGGACAAGCCAAATCAAAAAGATATCTACAGCATAGACATAGAAATAAAAAAATTAGATGACATCACAATGGATCCAATAGATTTTATAAAGATTGATGTGCAAGGCAATGAAATGAAAGTGCTTGAAGGTGCTGTTAAAACATTAAAAAATAACAACTTGGTGTTGTGTTTAGAATTGCCCACACGAACAGGTGGAGAAACAATTATTAAAAGAGAAATTGTAGAATTTTTAGGCGAAGTGAATTACAGCGAAAAAGCGAGATTTGGTAAGGAAACAATTTTCACAAAATATAATCTCGGTGCTGGACGACCACCACAGTAAATGGGTATAGGAGATGACTTGATGTGGCGTGCTGAAGCATACCATTATTCAAAACATTTAAACAAAGCAGTAGCGCCTTACAAACAAGGCAAAAAACAATCCACTGATAAACCTGTATGGCAACACACACCCTGGATAGATTCAATGGGCGTGCCTCTAGAAACACATCCTGTAAACGGCAAGAGATGGTATTATCAACATCGTCCTTACAAACCCAAAACTGCACCTTTTGAATTTACTCCACAAGAACTGAAATGGTTTAAACAAACAGTGGCACATCATAAACCTTACATTGTGATTAATCCTGATTATAAAACAAAAAGCATGAGATACCCATTGAAATGTTGGTATGGTTGGGATGAACTAATAAAAAAATTATCAAATTACACACTGATAAGATGTCAACCACCACTCTCGCCACCTGTTGACGGATTAAAAAATATTGAAACAACTTTTAGACAATCCATGTTAATCATTAAATACAGTATGTGTCTTATAACCACAGAAGGGGGTTTACATCATGCCGCTGGACATCAGTCGGTGCCCAGTGTTACAATATATGGCAGTGCAACTTCTCCTTTCTCCACGGGATACGACACTAGTAAAGAAGTGGTAAGATTTACTGATTGTAATCCAGATGGATTTGGACACTACACAGAACACGAATATTGTGAACAATGTGTTCAATCAATGAAAGATATAACACCAGATGAAATCATTACCAAAATAAAGGAGATCATATGCCCATAACAGGAACATCAGCATTAGCACCAATTATAGGTAAAAAAATTAAGAAAGGGGGAAACATTATGACAAGAGGCAAAAAGAAAAAAACAAAAACAAAATCAAACACAAAAGGCAAAAGCAGAAGAAGATAATAAATAACAACATACTACACAAGTAGGTGAGTAGAACTCAACTCATAAACCAAGAGGAAAAAAAATGAACGCAGAAATACAAGCGGTAAAATCTCAGGAAACTGAACCTGAAAACCAAACGCAGGCGACCACACCACAAACAGGTGAAGAAACAAACACTCAAAAATTTGATCAAAAAGATGTTGAACGCATCGTAGGAGAAAGAATTTCGAGGGAGCGTGCCAAATACGAGAAAAAGTATGGAAGCATAGACTTGGATCATTACAACAAATTGATTGACGCGGAAGAACAACGCAAATCTGAGGATCTTGAAAAAAGAGGAGAATTTGAAACTTTATTGAAAAATCAAGCAGAAAAATTCAATTCTAAAATTCAACAGTATGAATCAGAATTACAATCAATTAAAGTTGATGGTGCTTTGGTAAACACAGCATCAGATCTTAAAGCAGTTAATCCTACGCAAGTAGCACAACTGTTGAAAGGTCAACTAAAACTTAACCCTGAGGGCGTGGTTGATGTTATTGATCCAAAAACAGGACAAGTTCGTTATGATGATAACGGAAGTCCACTACAGGTTAAAGACCTGGTCAAATCGTTTCTGAACCAATCACCATGGTTTGTTTCAGCAGGACCACAAGGTTCTGGTGTAGGCAAAGGCGAAGGTGATCAAGTTGCGGTGGATACAGATACAAGTAAACTGGATATGAATAATCCCGAACATCGTAAACTGTTTAAACAGATTATGAATCGAAAGGGTTTGAATATCTAATCCATAACTTCAAGGAGAAATAATATGGGAATATCAACATCAGGTGCAGGCGGAATACAAGAACTATACTCAAATGTAGTTCAAACTGCTTTGTATCAAATTTCGGAACAAACTGTAATCAGACCTTTGGTAAAATCGTTTGATATGTCAGGAACTCCAGGACTAACGGCACAAATACCCGTTTTTCCGGCTATATCTGCGGCTAACTTAACAGAAGGCACAGATTTAGTAGTAGGCACAGACGACGCAACTTTCAACACAACTGCTGTAGAAGTAACTTGTGCTGAAAAAGGTGTATTAGTATCTTTAACTGATTTGGCAAGAGACGCGGCAACAGGTGATGTTGGTGCGGCAATTGGTAGACAGATTGGTGATGCTATGGCTAAAAAAATCGACTCAGATTTAGCGGCATTATTTGCAGGGTTTTCAAACACTGTAGGTTCAGGCGCTAATGAATTAACTGTGGAAGATCTTTTCAAAGCCGCGGCAATTCTTAGATCAGGCGATGGAACAGAAGTTGTTCCTGGTCCTTATGTAGGATTCTTACACCCTAAACAAGCGTTTCAAATCAAGAAACAATTAACAGGTGCAGGTAACACTAACATGGTTAACCCATCTATTGCAGGAAATTCTGCATTGGTGAATGGTGCCATTGGTAGAGTAGCAGGTATTGACCTATACGAAACATCAGTTATATCTGGTGATTCAGCAGGCGCATTTGCTGGTTGTGTTATGAGTTCAGAAGCATTAGCATATGTTCTAAAAAGACCTATGTCAGTAGCAATTCAACGAGACGAGAGTTACAGACTGACGGAATTTGTTGGGACCTGTGCGTATGGTGTCAAAGAGCTTAGAGACACATACGGTGTTCAATTGTTAGCGGACGCAAATTTATAATATTAAATAAATTTGTTATTTGATTAACATTTAAAGGGGCGGTGGCAACATCGCCCTTTTTTTATGACAGTGTATTAGAATAAATAAACATGAACAAAAAGGATTTGTTCTTTTATTAATCACAAAGAGGAGGGGAGCACCCTTTTATGGCAACATTACTAACGATAAGTGACATCAAAAAAATAGAACCCAACATTGACGAATACGGCATCAGTGATCTCAGTCAAGAAATTGCAGACGGTCAAGCAGATGTATTCAGATGGCTTAGAGCGAATTGGTGGCCTATGCAGGCATATTCTAAATACGATTACAAAAGATTGAATTTAGGAGCCAACGAACCCAATGAAGATTTGTATACTGCAAGTCAATTGACTCGTGCCGCTGTGTATTGGTCTTTAGGATTTCACATCATGCCAAAACTTGCAAAGTTTTCTGATGAACAAGACATGTTCGAAAGAAAAATGGACTTCTATAGAAAAGAAGCATCAAGAGAATTAGATGCTTGTATGCAAGACGGAATTGAGTATGATTATGATAATTCGGGAGATGTTACAGATGCTGAAAAAGAACCGCAATACTACCTCCGTTTAAAAAGGTAGCGGATGTCTAATAGAGAAACAATTACAAAAAACATTGTGGATGTATTAGGAGATATGCATTCTCCAAGACCCGCCTTCATTACACGCGAAACCTTTGATGTAGAAAAAATAGCAATCACACAATTTCCCGCACTACTAATCACCACAGGCAACGAAACCAGAGAAGACAATGCCATGGGTGGAATTAGAAGAGGCACAATAGAAGTCAACATAAGAGGTTATGTTAGATCAGATGGTAGAACCAGTTATGTTCAAACTGTGGATGAAAAACGCAATGAAGTAATTGAAAGACTGGAAGAAACTTTAAACACAGACAGAACAAGAGAAATTACTGGCAACGCAGTAACAACCAGAGTAAGAACAATTGAAATAATAGATAGAACTCCTCCATTGGGAGAATTCTTAATGATTGTGGAAGTTCTTTATTCTTTTACTAAAGGAGCACTATAATGGTAAAATATTACCGTATACAAAAACAAAATCAATCACAATTGATTGAAGAAGACAAAATTGAAAGATTTCTTGAAGAAGGATGGCACAAGGCAGATTCAGCAAAAACTGAAAAACCTAAAACATCTAGAAGTAAGAAAATTAGCAGTCGTCAAGCAATTACGGCAACTGCTGAAATAAAACATTCAATTGAAGACACATTGAAAGATGTGGAAGATATTGGATTAACATCAACGGTCGATGGAAATGTATCTACAGAGTCACTTAATGACAATGAAGATAAAGATAACCTCGACACCAACTAAGGAGAACAATTATGGCAATAACAGGCGAAAACGGAACGGTTAAGTATTCTGATGACTCTGGTGCGGCGGCAACTGCTGTAGGTTCTGTAAGATCTTGGAGTGTTGAACATACAAAGGACGCTCTAGATACATCGAAAATGGGATCAAGTGCAAGAACTTTCATCTCTTCACTTCACCAATTTACAGGAACTATGGATGTGTTATACGACCCATCTGCACACGAAGGATTAGGAATTTTTGATCCTTCTTCAGATGCTACACTGCATGTTGAATTTCACACAGCAGGCGCTGGCGGAATCAAATACGAAGGCGATGTTATCGTAACTTCTGTTTCAAGAAGTGTATCATACGATGACCTAGCGTCATGTTCAGTTTCTTTTCAAGGAACAGGACCATTAGTGGAAGCAACTGTCTAGTAAATGATTAGTGGCAAACTACTAAATGTAGATAGGGTGTTTAACGCGATAGAAAGAGAATTATCGCGATTGGGCACCCGTATCGCAACCAATGCCTTACAGGAGTTAAAAAAAGTAACTCCAGTTAAGACAGGAAAGGCCAAAAGAAATTGGAAATTAAGAAGAGGAGCAAACCCTTCTCAGGCATCTCAGAATGTGGATAAAACCACAGTGGTTTCCAACAGAACACCCTACATTGGTCTTTTAGAAAGAGGGCGATCGAAACAATCACCGCGAGGCATGATAGGGCCTGCTCAAGCGGCATTGAGAAGGAGAAAATATATAAAATAATATGAGTAAAATACTAGAAAATGCTAAAAAGCACTTTAAAGACAAATTAGGCACAGAACTGAACAAGTTGAATGTGTCTGAGTGGGACTGCGATGTTTATTATAAAAATGCGTATTCCTTTGCAACTGAAAGCAAAATTATTCAACTACAATCCAAAGGTGACACTGTGGAAGCGTTGGTTGAATCAATAATATCAAAAGCATTAACACAAGACGGCAAACCTATGTTTAGTAGATTTGACCATACTACTTTAATGCACGAAACAGATCCTGCAGTGTTAATTAAGATTGCAACTGTTTTAAATACTGCTACTTCAGAATACAAAGTTGAGGAAGTAGAAAAAAACTAAGAGAGGATGCTGAACTTCTATTGGTTGTCAAAGTAGCGGAAACGCTGGGCAAGTCTATAGAAGAGGTCATGCAGTTTAGCATCCTAGAATTGACCATTTGGTCGGCATATTATAAAATGAAGCATGACGAAGAACGAAAGGTTTTGAATAATGGTAGATCAGGTCCGCCTAGAATTCACGGTAATTGATAAAACAGGTGCCGCTATCAGCAAGGCAAAAGGTCAGATTAATAGTCTGAACACAAGTCTTGGTAAAACCAACGGAATGGCCAAAAAGGTGGCAGGCGCCCTAGCGGCAATTGGAACTGGAATACTTGTTCGTGGATTAATCAACACCATAAGACAGTTTGAAGATTTAAGAGCAACATTGGTCACTGTGGAAGGTTCCACAGAGGCCGCGGCTAAATCCTTTCGTTTAATCAAAGAGTTTACACAATCAACACCGTTCCAACTTCAAGATGTAACCAGTGCATTCATCACATTTAGAAATGCAGGTTTAGAACCAACCATAGACTTTATGACCAGTGTGGGTAACATTGCGGCTGGTATGGGAAGAAGAATTGATGATGTTGCCAGAGCAGTGTTCAATGCCACTACTGGTGAATTTGAAATGCTTAAACAATTGGGTATCAAGGTTAAAACAGAAGGCGACAAACTCCAAGTTATTTTCAAAGGCACAACCACAGAAATTGCAAACAATGGTTCGGATATTATAGATGTTATTGAAAACATTGGTAAAACGGATTTTGCAGGTGGTATTGAAAGACAAGCAAAAACATTAACAGGTGCATTTAGTAATCTACAAGATGAAGTTGCCATATTTGCTGACGAAGTGGGTGAAGGCGGATTGACTGCGGCATTGACAGAAATCACAAGAGGAATTATAGATGCCAGTGAAGGCAGTGAAAATTTTGCCAACGCACTAGGTAAAAATGTAGGTGGGGCATTATTATTTGTTAAAAATAATATGGATCTAATAAAAATAGCATTTGGAGTTTTCTTAGGTGCTAAAGTTATGGGTGGCGGAATCATAATGGCAGGAAGACTTGCCACCGGACTAAAAGCATTAACCCCGATGATGTTGGCATTTAGAGCGGCAGTGATTAGAACCACAATTGCAATGCTGGCAAATCCACTCACAGCCTTAGGGGTTATTGCGGCAGGAACTGCGGCATATGTTTATAGAGAAGAAATAATGAAATTGGTGGATGTGTTTATTGATGTTGAAGAAGAGGTAGATAAAACCACTGTGGCTATGGGTGGTCTTCATGCTGGAATGGAAGCAAGCGGTAATTCATCTAAAAAATTAAGCAAAACACAAAAGGCACTTCAACAAATACAAAAAAATTTAAATGATGAAACAACAAAATACATCAACAGTTTAGATAAAGAAATTTTAAAAATTAAAGCGGCACAACAACCCACAGAAGCACTGCGTAGATTGTATGAAATGGAACATGGTGTTCTTAAAGGTGTTAATGACGAAACACGAGAAAGAATTTTATTAAAATTACAAGAAATAGAATCTGAGAAACAACTGGCGGCGGCAAAAGCGGCGTTACCAAGCATTGCCAAAGAAGTGGGCGGTGCTATGGCAGAAAAGTATCCTGAAGTAGAAGCAGAAAAAGAAAAACTTGCACAATTAAAAAGATTAAAAGATGAAGGCACTCTTTCTGAAAGAGACTACAACATAGCCATTAAAAAACTTCAAGACAACAGAGCAAGAGACGCTGTATCGTCAAGACGAAAAGAAGTTGATGAAGTTATTGATTTAATTAAAAATGGTCAAGTAAAAACCAATGACATAGAAGCATTATCAAGCAAACAACGAGTTCAACTGGCAAAATCAGTTGGTTTAGAACTTATTAATGTTTTAGGACAATACAGTGAAAAAGCATTCAAAATTGCCAAAGCGGCAGGGATTGCTGAAGCAATTGTGGCCACAGCACAAGGTATTGCCAACGCATTAAAATCATTGCCATTCCCGTTAAACCTTTTAGCGGCAGGAGTAGTAGCGGCAAGAGGTTATGCTCAAGTGCAACAAATTAGATCAACTTCATACTCGGGTCCAAGAGAAAAAGGTGGACCTGTTTCTGCAGGACAATCATATTTGGTTGGAGAATCTGGAAAAGAAATCTTCACTCCAAATGCAAGTGGACAAATTACACCAAACGGTGCAATGGGTCAAGCAATGACTGTGAATTTTAACATAGAAACTGTGGATGCCACTGGCTTCGACGAACTTCTAGTTGAAAGAAGATCAACAATCGTAGGAATAATTAATCAAGCATTTAACAGACAAGGAAGACAAGGAGTAACCACATAATGGCAAGCATCGGCGCATTTAATGGAGCAGGATCCACTTTAGTAAATCCTGACACCGTAGGATTCAAAGCAATGAATTTTCAAATGGTGAATAACACAGCATTTACACAAACAAATTCAGGAAGAACAATTAGAAAAGGCACAGCAACCACACTGTGGAGAGCAACATTAGAATTTCCTTTTTACACACAAGATCAATTTAGAGAAATACAAGCATTTCAATCATTAGCAAGAGGCAGACTGAATGATTTTACAGTTGAATTACCTGGCATCAGCAATAGAAAAGCAACAGCATCAGTCAGCACATTGATACCAAACGAAGGTTATGATGTTGGATCTACATCAGTTGATGTGGCACTTACGGGTTGGACAACAGGCACAATTTTAAAAGCAGGAGATGTTATAAAATTTTCTAATCACAGCAAAGTTTATATGGTAACATCTGATGTTACACCAGATTCTGCAGGTGATGTTCAAATTGATTTTGCACCTGCATTAATCACAGCAATTGCCAACGATGCTCCGGGCACTGTGGTTATTGACAATGTGCCTTTTAAAATGTTTATGTCAAGCGACACACAAGAATATCAATACAACACAGATGGCACAATAAGTTATAGAATGGATGTGCAGGAGGCTATTTAATGACTCGAAAATTTTCAGACGCTCTGAACACATATCTGGCAGGGGACAGTCTTTTAACAGCAATTTTATTAGAAATAGACATTGTGGACAGTGCTGGAGCAATCGCCACAAATTATTTCACAGACAATGCGTTTGATATTGATTATGACAGTAACACTTATGTTGCACAAGGACAGTTTTTAAGTTTCACAGAATCACAGGAATCAGGAGATCTAAACATTTCAAATGTGAACATTGCCATTTCAGCATTGGATGTTTCATTAGTGAGAACTTATGCTGTAAGCAGTCAGATTAATGCAGGTGTAAGAATTTACAGAGCATTGTTGGATCCCAACACAAATTTATTATTAGGAGACTCTGCAGGAGATGCCATTGTGTTATTGTTTAAAGGCAAAGTGGCAGGCTATTCAATCACCAACAATCAAAACACAGCAGATATTCAATATCAGGTCAGCAGTCAATTTGTAAACTTTAACAAAAAGAACGGTCGCAGAACTAATTTACAAAATTTTCAAAGAGAACATCCTACAGACTTTGGTATGCAATATTCACACGAAACACTATCTGAATTAAAATGGGGATTAAAATAATGATTAGACAACTTACCTCAGATGATTTTACACAATTTAAAAAATTGTGTGAGGCACAACACAAAGAAGCAGAGTTGCCGGAAAGCAACATTGGATCTTGGCCTTCATATCTAAAAAAAATAAAACAAATTTTAATTAGCAACACAGACAATGTGTTTGTGATGTTTGAAGATAACAAAATGATTGGTTATACCATAGGCACTATAAACGAAATACCCTGGAATGATAATAGATTTGGTGATATTGGCATGTTCTTTGTGAATCCAGAACACAGAAACAAACGCAATGCAGATAATTTATGGAACGCTATTGTGGATTGGTTTGAACAAAACCAGTGCCGTTATGTGATGGCCAGTGTGTTCTTGTTTAAAGAAAATTGTGAAGCAGATAAACATCACATAGACAGAGCTAGTGCGTATTTTCAATCTAAAGGAATGAATTGGTGTGGTAATTTTTTTGTGAAAGGATTAAATGAGTAACCCGTTTAAAGGTATAAAAAAGTTCTTTAAAGGTATAAAGAAAGCAATTAAAAGTGTTACTTCTTTTGTGGGTGATATTTTTAGTTTTGTGCTGTCACCTTTTGGTGCTTTAGACACACCCGATCTTAATCCTGAAGCTCAAGCAACAGGAGTAAAAGTTACAAAACCAGGCACCAACAATGGAATACCTGTTGTGTATGGTTTAAGACGAGTTGGTTCAACTCCTGTGTTTGCAGAAACCAACGGCACAGACAACAAATATTTGTATGCAGTGTATGCCATTTGCGAAGGCGAAATTGAAGGTATTAACAGAATTAAATTAGACGACAACGAAATATATCCTAAAATAGGCGCCAATGATGTTTACACAGTGGGAACAGTCTACAGCAGTGGTGCAGGCACATACAGTGGTAGATTAAAATTTCAATTGTTTTACGGCACAGAAGGTCAATCACAATCTTCGCTGATGAATGAAACACCAAATTGGCAAACTAAATCAAGAACTTTGCCAGGCGTTGTGTATGCCGCAATGAGATTTGAATGGAAAGTTAGCACACAAGCAGAACAAGAATCAAATCCGTTTGGTGGTGGTTTGCCTAATCCAACTTTTGATGTGTTTGGTAAAAAAGTTTATGATATTACCACTCACGGAGGCGGTGCCAATGTGGCTGATACCTATGATAACCTAACAAAAACATGGTCAGACAATCCTGCTAATTGTTTGATGGATTACATGATGAACACTCGTTTTGGAGCAGGGTTTGACAGAACAGAAATAGATGCTGACGCATTCAAAATAGCCGCAGACAAATTTAATCAATCAGTTGATTTCAATGACGATTATTCTGGAAAAATTTTAAGATTTAACAGCGTGGTTAATCCTGAAGCAAAAATTATTGATTGTGTTAGACAAATTTTAACAGGTGCTAGAAGCATCATGCCGTATGTTCAAGGTAGATATAAATTAAAAGTTGAAGATGGTGGTAATGACACTGACATTACATCAGCAACCATCAGTGTTGCATACGATGTCACAGAAGATGTATTGATAGGTCCATTAACAATGGGCGGTGAACAAAAAGCAACAAAATTTAATCAGGTGATGGTAAATTATATTGATCCAGATTTAGAATTTTCATCTCAACAGGTTTATTATAATGCTGTGGGTGACAAAATTTTAGACGACAACGAAGATTTAATTGGTGAATTCACATTTGAATCCATAGCGAATCCTTTAATTGCTAAAGAAATGGCAAGAATGATTTATAACAAATCACGATCACAAAGAACAATATCTTTTGAAGCCACACAAGAATTAATGAACATTGAACCGGGTGATATCATAAGAGTTACTGATGAAATTTTAGATCTAGACAATCAAACTTTTAGAGTCAACAACATCACATTGAATGTGGATATGACTGTGAAAATAGAAGCAATTGAACATGACGCAACAATATATCCTCATATTTCTGGTGAACAATATGAATTACCGCCAAGGTTATATCTTCCGCGTGACTATGTTGGTAAACCAATTCAAAGACCGGTGTATGAACCACCTAGAAGCATAGGTCAAGACCCGGGAGATCCAAGTGATCCATTTGATCCAGGTGATCCGCCTACACAACCAGCACCCATAACAAGTTGGTATGCACCAGCACCAGCCAGTTCAACTTGGTGGTATAATCAATATCCTGATACACACCTAACTTCTCCAATGATTAGAATCAGTGCTTACGCCACAGGAGATCCTGGAGATGAAATGTCAAGGTTTTTTGGACGATATGGAGTAACTTGGTGGGACAGAGAGGGTTGGCCTCTTCAATATCCAAGCACATCAATGTATGCCAGTTTTCTTAGACCCACAGAATCAGGCATCACACACATAAGAATTAGAATTTACCACGAGGATCAGTTGAGAGTGGACAAGTTAATTGAATGGAAATATGATCCTGTAGACACAGGTGCAGAAACATATGCCGCACCAATTGGCGTTGAAATACCGTTGTCGCAATCATATGAATACAGTGTGACTTATTATAAAAAAGATGCAGACATCACACACGAAATAGGCGGCAATGTAGATTGGACAGGTTTTAGCAGTCACAGATACAGACTACGAGGCAATTTTGCCAAAGAAAGTTCTTCAATTGAAGGTTATATAAATTATCTAAAAGACACAAATAGCAATGTGATAAGTTCAGGAGGCGGTGCAAGTTTTAATCCGTAATAATATATGGCCGGAAATGGTTTTTACGACACAGTAGAAAGAATTTACAGACCCTTAAGCACAGAGACATGGGATTCTTATACAGAATGGAACACTTTCACAGACTGGAACGGCACACCAGATGTGTCATCGCCGTTGGAATTTACCACAAGGGTTTTTGATTCTGGAGATATTGATTTTGTTGCAGTGACAGTTGAATATGAAGCCGCTAATCCTGTGACCACAGAAATAAATTATGGAAACACTCTGAGTGTTGGAGCAATTGTGTCACCCACTTCCACTACCATATATCCAAATGATTCAGATGTGCCGTTATTGAATGGCAGATATTTTCAAATTACATCATATCAAGATCAGGATTCGCCCAGTCTTTCTTTTCCATTGTTTCAATCAATTGATGTTCAATTAAAAAATGCTTCATCAACACAATTAGAAAAATTAGTATTCAGCAACAAAGACACCAGCACATTGTCAGGCAGTGTGGGACAACGCACAGTTTCTGTTGGTAACATGGGCCAAGCCGTCAATGTAGCAGTGACAATTCAAACCACTGGCATAACAGGCACACAGATGCCAGTGTGTTATGTGGATAAAAGCGGCAGTGATCCTGTGTTAAATATCTATGACGCCGATGCTTACGGTAAAAGAACCAGAATGGATGTTACAGCAGACATTGTGGTAGATTATATGCCTAAATTAACCAGCGATGAATTCGGCAACATAACAGAGGAGAGTGCATAATGGCGTGGCCCACTAGCAAACCAGATTCAACAAAATTTGATTCGGCAGACGACAGCATAGCAACCAGCAGAGCAGAATTGAACACTATGTCCACAGCAGTGAATGACATTGTGGATTTTGTAGACACCAGTTCCATAGCCAACAACAAAATATTAAAATACAATTCAACATCTGGTAAATTAGAATTTGTAACAGAATCGGGTGGTGGCGGAGGATTAACAAACCCA